TGCCATTACTCAATCCGCTTTCTTTATACATTTCAAACCAATCATCCGCCCTCATGGTGATTAACCATTTAGCATTATTCTTCCTATGTGCCACGATTGGCATCACGTTTTTATGTTCGCTATCGTGAATTGCTTGTGCCATTGCTTTGTCTACGTTTAATGCTTGTACACGCTTGACCTCGATATGAATATTAGGTAGTCCAACACAATCGCTGGCATCACCTGTATTTCCGCAATACTGTTGCGTTCGCCTTACATCAAATCCATGTTCCTTACATAGACTAGCAAATTCACGTTCACCTCTTGCTCCTTTTTGCTTGCTATTTATTGGCACTCTTCATCACCGCCATCTTTCAAGCATTGATTACACATTTTCTTGTACACATCAACATACGTTTCTCCCGTATCTCCGTTATATGTAACTTCGATATATTTTTTGATATATACACCGCTTACCAATGCTTTCCAGTTTTGTAACGTTTTGCAGAACCATACTACATACATATCACTAGGATCTAGTCTGTCAGCACTGCAATCTAACTCGTTTAATAAAACTGTTCTTGCTGCATTGATTGCTTTTTCTTGTAATTCGTACATATTTTTATTCTCCTTTAAAAAACACAATCCATATCGTCTTACCTCTGCGTTGGCCAAATATTGGCTTACTAGGAAATAACCCTTTAAGCATCGGTAACGTGATTTGTTCTTCATTCCACTTAAAAATCATCGTTCCATTTGGCTTTAATACTCTCCAACACTCTGACAAGCCTTGTTCAATATCCTCTTGCCATGTTTTTTCTAACTTCCCATATTTCAATGCTAGGAACGATTTATCACCAACATTTATTAAGTGTGGTGGGTCAAACACTACGAGGTAAAAACTTTCATCGTCAAAAGGCATTTTGCGGAAATCTGCGATTACATCAGGTTTAACAATCAACTTCCTACCATCACATAGTGTTGTGTCCAATGTGCGTTTATCCATGTAACAGGTTTCATTATTTTCTTTATCGAACCAAAACATTTTGCTTCCGCAACATGCATCTAGTATTTTCATATACTATAAACACTTACTCCTTAACATAATCACCAATACGATATTGTTTTGTTTCTTGTACAACCCAAGATTTGAGATCGTACCCATGACGTTTTTCCCACGCTTGGAATACTTTTGTTAGTTCTTCGCTCAGTTCGTCCATGTGTTCGTTTTTAACATCTTTCATGTAATCGTCTGACCACTCTTCGATTTCATCATCTAAATCGTAATCACACACATTCCAAATCACTCGTTCGCCGTCTATCTCAGGTACATATCTATATGGATGACCTATTTCTATTGTTGTTTGTAACAATTCTTCTCGACTTAAAGCATCAAAATCACCATAGTTATATTCATTATCTACATAATCTAAGATGGCATCTTTAATACTGCCTTGTGGTTCACCTGCTATTTCATCGTCTACCCAGCAATATTTTGTTTTATCTTCAACCAGCATTGTTATTCCTCTTCTTCTTTTTCCAATCCAGCAACAATATTTATTCCAAATCCATCATACAAATTATCAACATATTCAATCTCATAAAGTGTTTTGTTTGCATCGATACAACACTCTTGTTCTTGGTCACATTTTTCTAAATACTCAATCAATTCACGTACTGTCATTTTGAAATTCCTTTCTTGATATGCTCTTTTATTGCAATAATTTTATTTAAGTAAAAAATAACTACCTAGAACGGAATATTTTCATTTTGCGGTTGTTCAAAACTATCAAAGTTACTACCGCTATCAAATTCGCCATCAAGCTTTTTGCCAACAAAATCGGCTACCACTTCCGTAACATAGCGTTTCTGCCCATCTTGCGTATCGTATGACCGAGTTTGAATGCGTCCATTTACAAGTAGCCTTTCCCCTTTCTTGCAATTGCCAACAGCTTCCCCAGTTTTTCCCCATGCTACGCAATTAATAAAAGCAGTTTGTTCTTTCGTTTCATTCGTTGTAGAGTCAATATAAGTATTAGTTGCTGCGACTGTAAAAGTCGCTACGGCTCTTCCTGTTTTTGTAAAACGTAATTCTGGATCACGTGCTAAATTCCCTAAAATCTGTACTGTGTTCATATATTCTCCTTTAAATCTTTTGTTCGATACACATCGTGCCTTTGTATACCTTGATGATTTCTTCTAGGCTTTCAAAAGTTCGTGCATCTGCTTTCATAATCATTTGCATCTGTTGAGTTGCCTCTTCTTGTGTTTCTACATTTAGAGGTATCTCAATAGTGATTACCATTTTTCGTTTTTTGCTTAACATTTATCCCTCTTAGTCGTAATACATACAATTCATAGTTGCCTTTACATCGTCAATGTATACATCGTAACTAGGGTGAATGTGGCAATCGACTGTTGCCTCATCACGCATGATTTCAAGTAGGTTATCAATCTTCACTCTAGCTTGTTCTTCGCTAGTTGCTAGGACTGTAAAACTAACATTGAACGATACATTCACGCTGGCTTCAAATTGTTTAATTCGTTCTTTCATCTATCCCCCTATTGCTTGCCGTAGTAATGCTTTACCTTTTTCAGAAATATCAGCATTATCTAATATTTCATTTAAATTAACTGGCTTTCGCTCCTCTTTAACTGTTTCAATTAAATGTCCATTCGGTAGCATTTTGATTTGTGCATTGCCTGCTTCGATTTGTTTTCGCTCTTCCTCTTTCTTCATCTTCATTTCTAAAAGCAATCCATCATTCTTGATTTCAGATGCTTTTTCATCGTTTCTGTTTTTCCTTTTTACTAACTCTTCATAGCATCTGACAAATTGAGACATACAAGCAGCACGATTATAATCACCACCCCAAGGGTTAAATGCACTCCATATTGTTTGTGCTGCCTGTTTTATTATTCCGTCTAAATGTTTCAACCCATGCTCATAGCTATATAATCTAACTGCATCTTCGACTACCCCATAGGCTTCTTGTGCAGTCATCATTTCTTCTTTTCCATTGATGTAATTATCAAGCTCTTTATACTCACTCTCTATTTCTGCAAATGATGGTAAGAATTTACATTTACTCAACAGATTAAGCATGGCTCGTTGTAGAATTAATGGATCAGCATACGATAATTGATGTACATACAACTTGATTGTTTCTTTAGATGGGCTAGTGTTCCACCCTGTACTCAATATCAATAGTGCTTCCAGTATCTTCTGTTGATGGTTCATTTGATTGTTCATTTACACCCCCATATTCGTTCATCAAATCTCGCATATCGTTTAATGTATCTTGCTTATTGTTTTTCTTCTTGATTGGTTTATCGTAACCATTACGTTCCCATGTTCTTACACATGCTTTCCAATCTTTCATAGCGTTCTTTCCTACTTTCCAGCCATTGCTTTCGTAGTAGTCATAGAATTGTTCAGCGTTTACATTATTGTTACGTTCCATACAGTATTGTTTAATGTCAGAGATAGAGGGTTTTTCAAAACGCTTGCGTTTTGTTGTAGTGCTTGCACTACTATGTATCTCTTTCTCTATCTCTATATCTTTCTCTAACTCTATCTCTATCTCTGGTGTAGATTTCTTGCAGATTTCTTCAAGATTTCTTGATTGAGTTAGTTTATTTTGTTTACGTTCCTCAGATATTCTTCTGTCATAAAGCCTTTGTCTATCAGCTTCCGTACTGCCTTTACCTATGAAATTTTGAATATCCAACATATAGATAGCACCATTTTCTAATACTTCTATCAGTCCAAGTTCTTTAAACATAGATAACGCTTGTTTGATAGTGCCTACTTGATGACCTGTTACACTTGCTAGCATTTCAGCGTTGTACGGAATACGTTCATTTACTACTAACTTTCCATCATTCTTTAAACTTCGTAGGTAGAGTTTTAAAAGAATATTACTGTACAAGTAGCCGTCTTTCATGCTTTCTAATATCTTCAACTCATCACTGTCAAAGAAATTATCTTTCAGCCGTAGATAGTAATACTTTTTGTTGTCGCTCATAGGCTAGTCCTTATAGATAGCTGGTAGTTTGTTTGATGAGTTTATCAACATCAAAACCATTAATCTTTGTCAAAGTCTTACCACATCTAACAGTTCTTGTTTTTGCGATTACATCCAGTACATCTTTTAACTCGTTGATTTCTTTTTGATTAACTTTATATTCGCCATTTTCACGTTCTAGAATTTCAATACGCTTTCTTACATATAGTTCAACTACATCAATTCTCTTCATATCGTTTTGTCCTTTCTTCAATGATCGCTTCTAGCTTTCTTTTGGTTTCTTTTGCAAATACTCCATGTGCTAAATTTTCATGGCAATATCTACATAAACACGCAAGGTTGGTTAATTCACTTGTACCGCCCCTACCTCTTGGCAATATGTGATGCACTTCTGTTGCAGGTGCGCCACATATTACGCAACATGGATAGCCGTCTATACTATCCCTTTCTACGGCTTGTGGCCTCGTTTTTTTGTAGAGTTTATCATCAAGTCTTTTTCTCTTGTTCATTCCCCCACTCCTTAACTAGCGATTGTATGTAATCGCTATCATCAAGTTTTATTCCAAGCTGGTTGCACTCATCAACCAAGCAATCAATAAGCCTTTGCATCTCTGCAACTGTATATACTGACGAGCCGTGGTAGCACATTATATTGTGATACCCCTTTATGCTTTTACATTCGCCAGCATCTTCGGCTAGCCAGCCAAGCCCATGACCTCGCCATATTTGTATGTAGCGTTCAACTGCATCCTCTCTAACTGGAACATATGTAAAATGTCCACAATCTTTTATAGCTTTTTTGTACACATCTTCTTTTGTTGTGTAGCTATTTTTACTTAGTTCAAGTGCAATCTTCTGTGCTATGAGCCAACAATAAGAATTAGCATTTAGACTTCTTGATTTAGTTTTACGTTTAATTTCTACTGTGTACTCTTTATCAGTAGCAATCTTTGACAAATCATTGTCATGTGGTGCAGGTATTACTACCATTACACCTAATGGGCTTCTTAATAGTTCGATGTTATTTGTTGTCCATTTCATAGAGTTGTTAGCCACGCTTTAAATTGTTGTAACTCTTGCAAATCTAAAAATTCAGTTGACGATTTATTAAATGTTGTTTTCATATAAGAAATAGCATTTTCTTTTGTTACATTTTTGATTTTTGCTAATTCAGAAATTTCGTGTTTAATACCCTTGGTTAATTCAGTTTCGTTATTGCTTTGTGCATCATCATCTTCATCCCAAGCCACACCTAAAATAGAGGATAAGGAATATCTTCGTGCATACGTTACAACACTACCAACACCTTGAGGGTCTTTTTTCATCAATGGTAGCGTTAAAGGGTCGCTTTCCAACCATTCACCGCTTTCATGTAATAACATGGTGGTTACAGATACTACATCAGTACCTGTAAAAGGCACTTGCAAAAAAGATAATCCATTATTCGCTAATACAGGTCTAACAGCCTGTAGTAAACTATCTAGCGTTACATATTTTGATTTTAGAAATGCATTTTCTTTTGTTCTGTTTGGATCAGATACTTCTGATTGGAATTTCGCTAATGCTTTTGCTATTTCTGTTATGGTTTCACTTCTATTCATTAAATTTCGCTCCATTCAACACCTAATCGAATTAATGTATCGGTAATTGCTTTACGTTGTCTTGAATTGATATTCTTTACAACATAAGTTACTGTTTTTACTTCCTCTTTGATTACCTCTGTTACTTGTGGTTGTTCTGTGAATATTGGTTCCGTTTGTTGAGGTTCTTTCGCTTTCATTTCAATTTCAAGTCGCTTTTCAAATTCATTGGAAAGTACATTATCCAATTCACCGAACGGAATATTATCAACACGATGTTTAATTTCTTCGTATTGGATAGGTGTATCTAGTGCGTAGTTTTGATTAAATAAATCAATTTTCATCTTAATCATTTCTACTTTTTCAGCCTGCATACGTTTTAGATCATCATCGTTTTGTTGCTGTTCTAAAACGTTTTTAACCATTTCATCAATAGCTAGTGCAACATCTGACATTTTGGCGGTTTTGTTTTCCCACCATTTGTGATTAGGTACAATTCTTATTTTGTATTCGTCTCTAATCCCCAATGCTTGTACCTTGTCATTCATCATGGCGATGACTGTGTCCCTACGTTTCAACATTTCTTGTTGTTCAAATTCATTGATCTGATTTGCGATAGGGTTTTCAACTCTACTTACAACTGCAAGCACTTGTTCTAGTTCTGCAGTGAATGTATTATACGGAATTTTTAATTCACGTTTTTTATCAGTACCAAATCGTGTTAGTTTAGTGCGAATAGAAACAATCTCTTTTAATACAGATTTCATTTCTTTTAGGTTATCTTCCGTAACAACTAACCCATTGTATTTTTCTAATTTCTCTTCAAGGTACTTCGCAAGTTCTGCGTTATTCCATGTCATAGTTAAATTACTATCAATCACTTGTGGTTCGATTGCTGGTTGTACGATTACATCAACTGTTTCCATATATTTTGTTTCTCCTTATACTTTGTGTTAAAATACAAGTAGAGTAATAGCAAAATCACTCTACACGCACGCTTATGGCTTTGGTCGGTCTAGCGTGCTTTTTTTATTTCTCTCACCCAGAAATTTGAAAGGATGAGTAGGGTCAACCCCAATGATATTTGTAAAAATGCTGTGTAAAAATCAATTCTATCGATTTCTACAGAACCTACTGTTCCTATTATCATTAGGAACGCTATTGTTCTTACAATCCAAATCAATTTCATAATTCATTACCTACAATCACTAGCATTTGACTGGTGATTTTTTTAATTTCACTTTTCAAACGATTATTTTCTTCTCTTAGTGTTTCCACCTCATTTTTTAACTTTCTGTAACCAATAGCCGAGTATTCACTTTCAACTCCTGCCAGCGCCTCGACCTCTTTTTTGTTAAATCTAACTCCACTCATATTTGGGAGTTGTTTTAACTTGCCTTTGTTTCTTAGGTCGTATACTGCGGAAATCGAAATTTGAAACAATTCCGCTACTTGGTTAGCCGTATATACAAGGCTTTCCATACATCACCTCATTACAATGTTGGGTTAAAACAAAAACCATACGCTCTATGATTATTAGGTCGCCCAAATCTTCGCTTTAACACCTCAGATGTGTTTTCACATTCCATTCGTTGAGCATCTTCACAATGACATTCCCACCCATAAGGTGTAATTTCATCAAATATTGTTTCGATGTAGTCATAGTGATCTTCTCTGATTTTCATACCAGCGCAAGCAATGGCTTCTTTAAACTTATTGTTGATAAACATTTTTGTATCTCCTTTCATTCCTTGCGTGAATATCTGCCTTACGTGCCAGTTTTACCCAAGATAGAATGATTTTCTTATTCCATCTTGATTTGTTACGTTTAGGCCATTTAGCTTTGATGAGTTTTCGCCAGTATTGTGCGTATTCATCATTTTGACCAGCCCATCCAAATCTTGTGGATGTTTGTCCATATCGTTTGTTGGCTAGTTTTAGATCCGCTTGATTTTGTACTAGCATCTAATCACCTCTTTAAAATTACATTTAAACTGTAACTCTTTTACAAAAAAATAATCTTGTGGTACGGAACCTCATAAAGTTTTTCAATCTTTTTTAGCACATGTACATCTGGGGATGATTTTCCTTTTTCATAATTCATCAACGTGTATTCGCTAATACCTAGCATTTCCGCTGCTTTCTTTTGTGTCAAACCTTTATTTACTCGTGCTGCTTTTAATGTAATTCCATCTTGTACAAAGATTTGTTGGTTCAATTTATCACCTCACTTTCCCTTTCGTTGATTGTATTGTATTACAGTTTAACTGTAATGTCAACAGTTTTTCTGTAAATTCCTAAAAAAATATTTGATTTTTTTGCAGTTTAAATATATTATATAAATAACAACAAAAATTTTAAAATTATAACGAGGTGAATATAATGAGTGATTTAGGCAATAGAGAGATATTCTCCAAGAATTTACAGTACTATATGAACCTATACAATAAAACTAGAATACAAGTTGCAAAAGATATTGGTGTTTCCTACACCACATTTACAAGTTGGATTAAAGGCACTAACTATCCTCGTATAGATAAGATAGAATTACTAGCTAATTATTTTAGAGTGAATAAGGCTGACTTGATTGAAAATAAATACTCTGAAAATGAACATTACTATAATGATCCTTCTGTATCAGAATATGCACAAGCCATTAAAGATAATCCTGATTTACGTTTATTGTTCGATGCAAGTAAAGATATGTCAAAAGATGATATTAACTTTGTAATTAATACTATAGAAATGTTAAAGAAAAGAGGTTAATAACATGCTTAACTACGAACCTATAATTACTTCATGCATTCAAGAAATGCAAGCAATGGCTCTTATTGTATCTTCTGTTTCTATTGTTTTCGCTATAACATTATATGTTTTTACACATAATGGTTACATTTCTTTATCGTTACCATTCATTACAAATGCAGTTTTATTAAAGATATTTACCGATAGTGTAAACAAAAATATGTGTAAAAAATTCCATGTTGAATAATATACAATAACCCTACAAAGGGGATGATAGTATGAACATCAATTTGATTTACATAAAGCTACGGAAAACACAAACTGCGGTATTAAAACTAAATGATGACGGAACATATACAATATTAGTTAATAGTGATAAGCCTATTGATGTACAACGTAAAGGTATATTACATGAGATAGGTCATATATTAAATGACGATATGTACAGTCAGGCACACATTGATTTAATCGAGCGTATGGCTCATGCAAGGCAATTTGACGATGTAGAGGGTATAAACTTTTACACGCATATCATATGAGGTGAATTATGCAATACAATTTCACTATCAGAAAAAAGGATAAGGGGTTTCAGATTATTGTTAGCTACAAGGACGGCTACAAATGGAAACAGAAATCTAAACAGGGTTTTGCCACACAAAGAGAGGCTAAACTTTACGGCCAAGAAATAGTCGATAACCTAAAAAAGACTATCACCAGTCCACTTGATGATAGTCTTAAAGATATAACGCTTATTGAGTTTTACAAGATATATACAGATGAAAACAAAGCAAATGTATATGCTACGTTTAAAGCATATGACAATGCATTTCAGAAATTCAACACGCTATTCAATATAAAAGTAAAAGATATTTCTGAAATACAAATTCGGAAAGTAATTAATGACTTACAACAATCAATAGCCAGCAAGAATATGTGCATAACGATTATAACAAAGGTATTCGCTTATGCAGTATCGCCATACAGGATTATCAATAGTAGTCCGTGCAAAAATATTAAGCGACTACACAAGCCACAAAAGGCTAAAATCAATGCTATAAGTGAAGATGATGTAACACACCTATTAGCATCGTTAAAAGGCCACAATTACAAATACTATATTGTGTGTTCAATTGCCGCCTATACAGGTATGAGGTATGGTGAAATCTTAGGTCTTACATGGAATGATATAGATTTAGATAACGCTATTATTGATGTGAATAAACAATTCGCATATAGTGGCGAAAGTACATATGCGATCCGTAATCTAAAGACAAAAAACAGTTACAGAAAAATACCAATACCACCCATACTGATTGATATATTACTTGAATATAAAAATACCACCAGCGGATTATATCTATTCAACAATCCAACTGGCGGTACTGGTGCAGTATCAGTGATGATAAAACGATATTTACCAAACACTTCTATCCATGATTTAAGACATACCTATGCTACAAGGTTATTAGCAAATGGTGTTGATATAAAAACAGTAGCATCCTTATTAGGTGATACTGTCGATACAGTCATCAACACATACATTCACTATACCGATGAAATGAGATTAAAGGCACATGATAGTGTGTCTAAAATTTTCGGCTAGAATTTTTGACGGATTTATTGACGATTAGACAATAAACCTTGTATTTACTGGTATTTTTAACTGATAAAACATATCAATATATTATACTCCAATTCACTATGGATTATCAATTATTTCACAATTATTATTATACTTGCAATTAATCTTAGTTGCGGTAAATATTACTTCTCATATTTTACCACATTTTACAATTAGAATTTGACGAATATTTGACGAAATAAAAAAAGAGGGTAGCAATTAAGCTACCCTCTAATACGTTTAGTCTAATTCAATTAATCGGTGTAGTTCGCCGTTTACAAACCACATTTCACACGTTACGTTATCACCATCTTTCAAGGTGGCCATGTATAACCCCTCTTTGTTTGGTTGAATATCTTCTGCGAATTGATGTGTTTTTCCTTCAAATGTAAATACTTGTGCCATTGTGTTATTCCTTTCAGTTATAAAGTAATACTTTCCAACTGTCAATTAACAGTTGATTGTTACAATCCGTGCAACTCGGAGATAGTTAGATCACCATTCCTTTACTGTGTAAAGTGCGCTAGCGCCCTCTAAATGTTGTCCATTGAAATGTGTTAACACTTCAAATTTACCTGCTTGATAGCCTATAGTTTCATAGGCTTTATTATCTATCAAAGTAACACCAGCTTTTATCTTATGCCCTTTGTTTAGATTGATTTTGTACACATCGACTTTTTGTTCATCGGTGTTAGCAACTACTGCGGTTCTATCAGATTTTTCAGTAACAGATTTAGGTACATTAGGGTTGCTATGTGTAATATCCTGTTTCACCTGTTCGGCTGCAACTTCAACTGTCGGTGCTTGCGTGTAATAAGTCGCTATCGGTTGAGTTCTTTCCTTTTTGGAAATCACTTCCTGTGCTTCTGTTTCAGTAACATGAATTGCTTTTGACAATTCTGTAGGTGATTTCGCCTGTTCTTGTGTGATTACAACAGGTTTTTCTAATTCTTTTTGTTTGTGATGATATATCCATACACCTACAATAGCGATAAAAACGCATATGGCAATCGCTACGGCTATTTTGTAGTGTTCCTTGATAGTTTGTACCAACTTACTAATTAACATGGCTTACACCTCGTTTAATTAAAATTAGTCTAAATCGTTCCATCGAGCATCATAACCACGCACATCTACATGCACGAAATCTTGGAAGTAATATCTGCCAATGCCAATTCCCTCGCCTAACACTTCGCTTGCACATTCTTCTGCTAAATTAGCTAGATAATCTACATCAATCCCATCATATGTAATATCTGCTGCCGTGCCTAGAACGTGTTGAGAATTAGATACACCGCCTACTTCAGCATTATGAGTAGGGCAACGATAACCACTCAAAATATATACAGGAACGCCCAAGCGTTCACGAATTGCATCTAACAAATCCACTAATCGTTTATCAATCACATGGTCTAGGCAAGGTGTACCATCCTCATGAAATCCATGATTGCCACATTTGCATGCAAATTCACTTTCATCAAAATATTTACCAACTTTCATATTCATATCTCCTTTACTAAAAGAGGGTGCTAATATTAGCACCCAGTATCTTCCTTTTTTACTTCTTGTTCTTTCGTGTACTGGGAACGCTTGGCACTACCTGTAGCACCGCCGATATAACCACCCAATACACCGACTATCACGCTTGCCAAATCTTTTTGTTCAAGATAGATAGTCATGATTAACGCACCAGCCAAGGCAATTAGCGTTATCGTATCTTCATAGTTAATCTTCATTTAATCGCTTCCTTTACCGATTTAACGAAATCAATCACTTGTTTAAACAATCCTATTGCACGTTTAAACCACCTCGTTTCTACCAATTCGAGTTCTATCATGTTCTCTACGCAACTTGCCAATTCGATAAATATAGGTATCAAATATAGCAATGTACATAGGAATACATCCACACGGCCTAATACAGGTACTACTACATCAGGCAATGTTAATAGAATGAACGCCAATAAAAAAAGCCACGGATAGGATTTGACTAATTTCTTAGTCATATCCGCTCGTAGCTTACCGCTCACTAAAAATCGTTTAGGTTTTCCGTTAATTTCTACTACCGCCCAACCTCTCCATAGGATAGCTAGAATAGTATTTTTGATTGTAACTTCTCTCTTTGTTGCTAGATTGTAATTCCTTGCTTCAACTAGCACTCGTAAAATTGTGTCTATAAACACAAGAATAACTGTTGTGAATATAGCTAATGAAATTCGTACCGCCTCACTCACGTTAAACACCTCGTTAAATATTGGAATAAAGATTTCTATCATACTAATCTCCCTGTCTTGATATTTTAAACCAAGTTAGATTTCTCCCTGTTTCTCTAGATTTATCAAATATTCTCCAACCCTCACTTGTTATTGATAAGGTAGCACCGACTCCTTTTTTGTAGCTATATACAATTGTTGCATTTAAACCACTTGGTATTGTGAAAGTATCTGTTGTTGTATTTGTGATATTAAATTCAACCAAATATCTACCTTTTGGTAGCCATACAGTAAATCGTTGTTCAAAGCCACTGTAATCATGTTCATAATATATTGGTTCGAATAATATAGGGTTTTGTTGCACATAATACTTAGTATTGTCGATAATAACAAACATGTTATTATTAGCTGGCTTTTCTGTAGACAACCTAGCGTAATAAGACTTGTCGCTCATTGCAACTTTTAAATATTTACTATTCCCTATATCTTGGATCTCATCAGTCATATTAAATGAACCTGTACTAGCACCACTTATTGTAATATTAGCCATTTACACCCACCTCAATCGTACCTTTGTTACTCCACAATTGAACACGGCTATTCAATGATGTTTGTACTCTCCCCCAAGAACCCCATTTATCAGCCATGAAAGTACGATGATAGGTTTCACCATTTAATGTATGCAACGTATGGTCGATTAGTTTACCATCACCAAAGTTAAGTACAATCAGCATACCTTGTTTGTGCGAACGTGGCGGATTATTAGCACCACCATCGAAATTGATTTCATAGCACCCTTGTGTTGTGAGTGTATTCCAATCTGTTACAGTATCCAATTTAGAGTACGGAAAACCAAATGAACCAGCCTCATCCTTTTTAACAAATGTTTCATCGGCTTTGGCTTTACTATAAATAGCCGTTCCATAATGCTTAGTGGTTAATACTGTGCTACTATCTGTGCCGTCATAGTGTTTTAAGGTAGTACCAGTTAAGTATACAGGTACGCTAGGGTCTCCCAATTCCACCGCATCAGATGTAGATACTTTGCCGATACGCACACCATGTCCATCGGTTTTCTTACCCTCTAACAATGTATTGTTATTAAGCACAATAGAACCACTTACATTACCGCCTGTGAGTTTTAAATAATCTAGTGTTGCAAGTCTAGCAGTGTTGATTGAGTTTTGATAATCTCGGTTTGGATTGCCTACATAAATATCGACTTGATGCCGTTTACTAGGTTTTTCTGTTAATACTGCAAAATAGAATTTGCCATTACAGTATGCTATATCTTCGATTTCAGTAGTTCTATTAATCTCAATGATTTGTTTAACTGAACCGAATGGTGTACATTCTACCAAACTACCGAGCGTTGCACTCATGATGCATCCGTTAAGCATTAATGCACCATTGTTGTTAAAGTCATCATATTGGTAGTCAATTTGATACGTTTTCATTTTCTTGAAATCATCATTGTACAAGTTGACTTCACGTAAGCGTTGTTGACCGCTAATTGGTACGATGCTTACATAGGTTCGTGTGATAGGGTCATATCCGATATTGAATACACGTTCATTCAATGTAATGGTCTTTTCAAATGTCATGGTGTCCGCATTAAATACAGATAAGTTGTTACCATTCTTCAATCCATTGGCAAGGTAAATCTTATTTGTGTTCTTGTTGTAGCACATGGTATTACAATGGCCCATACGTTCTGGGTCGCTAAATTTATACGTACCTACGATTTCAAATGTATCTGGATTGAGTTCATACAGGTTTTGTTTTGTTCCATCACCATTGATACATGCTAGTACAAATACATTCTTTTTATCGTTGTAGGTAAACCCTTGACATTGGTTTACCTCATCACCATATTGGATGTTTTTAACAAAGGCGATATTAGATGCACCTTTTAACATTGGTGTTTCAGTAGGATAGAATGGCTTGATGTTATTGTATGTACCCATATCCATAACACTATCAACTGTATCAAATGAAACATGTTCATTCACTTTGTAGATGCCATTAGGAATTAACAATATCTTATTTTTAAGATTGTCATTAGCACGCTTAAATGCTGCAGTATCATCGGCTACACCATCACCAACCGCCCCAAAGTCTTTAACAGATACGATGCCATACAAGCTATCTTTTGGAATAAACTTTGTATCGGCTTCTGTTTTTGTAATCAAACCACCGCCATTAGGCAAGGCGATTTGTTCCGCTTTACTTGCTGCGACTTCTGCACGTTTCGCCGCATCAGTTGCCTTAATAGCGTTACTTGCGATTGATGTTTGTTTATTATCGATGTCAGTTTTAAGTGTACGTGCTTGACTAACCAACTCATTAATATCACGCTTATCAACTGTGGTTTGTCCTGCATACGCTTTTGCATCTGCCACTAGCTTTTCTGCTTTTACTACATTAGCACTAGATGTATTAAGTGCCGTATTGCTAGTCGCTAGTTTATCATCAACTGTACGGCTTAATTCTGTGATTTCACCGCCTAATGTCTTTATCGTTTCTGCATTAGCGTTAATAGTATCACTTTCTGCTTTGATTTTTTCATATGCATCAATAGCATCATTTGCTGCCTTTGTAGATGTATCTACAATCTTACGTGCAACTGTTGTTGCATCCTCATCACTACCTACACGGATTAATAAGGCTCTATTCATCTTCTCCTGCATTTCTTGCAAAATCAATGTAACCTTATCTGTCATGTGTTCGATATTTTGGAAAGGGTACTCATCGGGTAAATCTGTATCTTGTTTAATTGGTGTTCTACGTTCAAGAATAATCTTGTGCGTATTATCTAATGGATCACCATCAGCAGGATATGTTAAAGTTTTGTTTTCTTTGTCATAATCGATATTCCCTATTTGTACGCTTTCTGTGCCGTCAGCATCCACCATGATTAAGGCTATATCTTCAACCTTATTGAAATCATACGGCCATATCCACTTCTTATTCGCTCCATCACATTGATAAACTACACTAGGTTTATTGACCTCTGGTATCATATTTGTTCCCCTTTCTAATTAAACAGGACTACCCATAATTGAGTAGTCCTTATTTATTAATGCTTGTCTTTCTTTTTAGATTTTTTATCTTTCAATCGTCTATCAAACATGATAGCCATAATGACATCTTCTAGTTTTGCATCCGTATCGGTTAGTGCAAATTTAGCCAATGTCCATAGTCCATCTGTTACAGTATCACTAAAACCTGTGATGCGGTTAGATACTTGTGATAGGCTTCTACCTACATCCATAGCACCTTTATTAGGCGATACAATTGCATTGCCTACATCATATAGTTTTTCAACGATTGATGCGGCCATTACTGTATTCCCTTTATTAAATACCTTTTCACCTAGAATGTATTTCATAGCCATATTGGAAATATCACGCACAATAGGTACACCCATAGTAGCTTGTGATACCAATTCCTCTCCAAAGGATTTAACTAAATCTTCTGGCTTGTCATCGTCTCCATTTGTCATGGATTTGTAAACCATCATGCCTAGTGCTTGTGCGGTCAAAGTCCACCATAGCATACGCACGAATTGTCCATAGTTGCCTTGGTCTTTCCGTGCATAGTTACCCTCAGCAATGATATTGTACAAAGTGTTAGCGTAGGAATAGAATGGTACAAATAGTTGAGTGAGTACATTTCTTGAACGTTGGATGCCTGCACTATCTTTTGTATCACCGCTACCGAATATATCTCTTACGGCTCTATCGCCAGCACTAATAGCTTCCTGTTCTACAAATTCTGCCGTTACTCCCTCAACACTTTGCAACTCTAGTACTTTCTTATCGTATGCAAATTTCCATACAGGAATAGATAACGCAAAATCAGTTTCTGTTAACAGTCTAAATCCCATTTGGTTAATATCATCACGGATATTAGCTAGTTGTTCGGCTTTATAACCACCTATGTTAGTATCACCAATACGTAATCCTTTACCCTCAATGGATAGCCCTTGTTTCAAATCCTTATCTAAGGTTTGAACACGTTCCCTCATGAATATAGATTGAGTTAACACAAAATCACGTGTTGCGTTGTACTTGGCTGTACCTACACCATAGAACCCAATACCTGCATCACTAATTGCTTTGAGTGTATTTCCTACGCCAATACGATACATGGCAACAGGAATATTCAACGCATTTTGTAATGCTACGGATACACGGCCAGCCATAACTGCGGTAGAGGTATTTTTCTTTAATGTCATTACCAATCTACCCCATGCATCGAGTTTCGCTGCTTCATCTTTCCAGTTATCACGAACCCAAGTTCGCAAGAATTGATAGGTTTCCATTCCGAATTTATCAACGATGTACTCTTGGAAACGGCTATTACCAACTAGCTTATTTACATCCGTTACTGCTTTACGCATAGTAACGTGGTTAATAGCTTCCGTAATCGCATTAGGGATAACATCAAAATCAAGCATCAAGGACTTACCTTTGACTACATCCAAACGTGATTTAGTAGCACCCATACCAGTACCAAAGATTGCATTACTAGCAATCATCGTTTTAGCAATATCCTCTGTTTCAAAGTCAGATACTTTAGCACTTACTTTAGGATTGTACACAATAGGGAAATATTGGCCTTGAATTTCTCTACCGCCAATTGTAAATGTAATCCCTTTCTCTTTCTTTAAAGGGTTTCCGTACAGTTCCTCTTGAACCTTACTTCGTTCTTCATAGAATGAGTTGATATGTTCCCATGTTCTGATTACAAATTCCCAATCCTTATCCGTCATGTATTCTTGGAACGCTCGTTCCATTTCCACTTCATTACTTTGGATGGTTTCTAATGCACGTTGTCTGTTCTTTTTTGTACCCCAGTTCAATGCAAGCATGATGATTTGTTCTTTGGTAACGTTGCGTAATTCGCCTACGCTATAAAGATGATCATTACGAACATCAAAGAGTTGTTTATTTGAATATACCGCTTTTACATCTCTGGCCAATCTATACATAGATTTTTCTTTGTACTCGTTAAATTTCTGAGTAGCTTTATTAATTGGCTCGTAAATATATCTAACTGCAGGGCCATTCTTTCCGCCATCCAACCTGCGTAAGAATGTTTCGACTTTCAATAATGACAAGTTAAAGTTATTCAATGTATTAGACAATGCATCTGCACGGCTGCGGTTGTTTAACTCATTGAATACATTCCCATTATCTCTACCAAATGTTTCGGTTGCCTTATCAATGATTTGGAATATAGCTTCGTCAAATGTAACGTTATTTCCTTTTTCATCGATTAGTGTACTTCCCTCATATTGAGTTCTACCGCTTTTGTACATTCCTGTCATGAGTTCCTCTAATTGTTCGAGTTCACTCATTTTGAGAGTACTAAACGTTCTAGGTGATTTAGCATCGAACATTTCGTATATCCATGGTTCAAGTTGTACAGTCGCTTCCTTATCTCCCATAATGTCAGCATCTGCATCGAGCGCTTTAATTACGGCCATCATGTCAAAACCATTAACAGGTTGTAAGCCATCGTACTTAATCAATCCCATTTGATATGCCATATGTGTATAGAAATAACGCATATTAGGTTCAATCATGATAGGGTTTTGACTTCGTGTAATTCTGCCTAATTGGTCTAATAGTTTAGTGCGTAGTTTCTTAATAGCTTTTGAATTTTCAAACGCTACTCTTGCCCTTGCTTGATTAAGCATTTGAGATTGTTTAGCATATAATGCTTCGTCAACTTTACCAACAGCCAATGCACTATCTGCTTTCTTACCATCTCTTACGGCTTGATTTTGGTACTTCTTGTACTGGCTAGCTTGAGATAATGTCAAATCGCCTAATTCATTTTTAGCACGTTCCATGTATTTCGGAATAGTACCAAATCCACCATCACGAATTGCACGCACCGCATCAATGCGTTCTTGCAATTCATCCATTAGCTTTTCAATTCGCTCTTCATTAGACAATGCTTTATTGTCCATGCGTTCTTGCATACGTTCTTGCAAGCGTTCTTTTTGCTCTAGCACTTTATCAAGTCTATTCGTGATCGCTGTTAAGCGTTTAGATAATTCGTTATTTTTATCTTTCAAATCAAGTTCACGTTCTCTAGCTTGTTCTTGTATTTGCTCCTGTTGTGCTTTTAGGTTATCGATTTCATCATTGGCTTTATCTAATTCTTTTGAAACACTTCCTAACTCTTTATCAACTTTTGCTTTGTCCTTTCGTAGCAATTGTTCTTTAGTTAGTTCTTGCTCAATCGGTGCTAGTTCTGCATCTAGGTTTTCACTATTTACATCTAGCTTTTGCAACTTATCCAATAATACCCAGTTTTTAGCTAGTTCCTTATTGGTATGTGCTTTAATCAAGCGTGCCTCTTCCTGTGTGAGTTCCATCTGTCCTTGATTGGATAATAGCATCTCTTCGGCTATTTCTTGGTTAGATTTTCCTGCGTTTGGATCATTAATAAACTCATTTCTAGCGTTTTCCATTTCCTGTGCTACTGCTTCATCGTAAGTACTACCAGCTTCCTCACGTTCCGCTTTTTCTAATCCCCCAATGTTTCGATATTGAGTATTTTCCAATGCACCATCACCCAATGCCATGTATCGTTGATGTTCTTTATAGACAGGATATTCTTCGATTAATCGCTTTTCGATTGCAACCTGTACATCGTCTTTTACTTCTTCCCATTCTTTAATAGGTCGATTGTCTAACTCTTTCATGTACTTACGCATTACACGTTCTTTTGCTTTTTCTTTAATGTCAGCAATGTAGCCTTGCACTCGTGCCTGTTCACTTTCGCTCAACTGTTGATACAATTTTGTATTTTCAAATTGCTCTAATGCTTGCTCGTGTGCGTAGTTTTCAATGTCATCTTGTGTCGCTATCATGCGTGCCATTATATCCTTAATGTCAGATGGTACTTCACCGCCTAAACGTTGTACACTACGATAAATACGAGTTAACCATTTAGAGAATTGGCGGAATACACGTTGTAGTCCTTTTGTTGGTGCTTCACCGCTTCGCAAGTAGCTTTCCCAACCTCGTGCGAATTTCTCGTGTGCTTTGGTATTGTCTACATTTTCACCATCAACCCAACCGCTCCACTCTTTAAGCGTATTCCAATCATCAAGTAATTGTTTAGGTGCATTGTCCATAGATGCTAGTTTTTGAATATCATCAAAGAATACATGCCCCATTTCGTGTAGGAATGTACTTCTATCTGCGGTTTTAAAAATGCTGATAATACGTTCGCCATCACTCATGATTTCGGTCATGCCATTTATAGATTGGTTGTACTTTTCAATGATTTTAATTGCTTTATCATCGAACACTACATAGCATCGTCCGTCTGTATATCCATCATATGTAATGCCCTTAACACCAGTTGAGTTTAAAAATTCAGATGCACCTTTATCACCGCCAAATGCTTTTGACAATGCAACATAAACATCTCTTCCTGTATATGGTGTTTTTGTAAATGTATCACCAATACTTTCCAAGATCTTATCTTCTTTTATTTTTTCTTTTGCACCCTCAACTTCTTTCTCTTTTTCTAATGCCGATAACTTTTCATTAATTTCACCTATTAGCTTTTTAGCCATTTCAAATGTATTATCCGCTTTCAACTCGTCAAAGTTATATCCGTACTCAGCAGCAGCTTCTCTAGCGATTTTTTCTTTTATCTTATTTACATTGTTTGTTAAAGCATCGGCTATATAATCCCTATCTTGCTTTATACTCTGTATTTTGCCTAGTAATTTTTTATACTCTTGATTGGTGGTATATGACGGATGCTCTTTATAGTAATCTAATAAAGCTTTTCGCTTATCGATTTCTAAATCATTAACGGCTGATACTATCTTGTTGATAACATCTTTATTTTGCTCTTTGAAATATTTATCTTCATCAAGCATTGTATTTATATCAGGGATATCTACTTTAAATAACTTACCACCCTTTACTCCGCTAGCATCGTTTTTTCTTAATATATCAATTGCCTTTTTTGCTTCGTTTCGATATTTATCACGATATCTGTTTTTATCTAAGCCTTTCTGTAATGATTCTATTGCTTTTTCTTTAGTCCCATGTTCTTCCAATTCGTCAAAAACATAACCTAATGCACTACCATACTCGACTTTTTTTTCACCGTTTGTCCAATCCCCTTCGTTATCTGTAGTCCATTTTTCTCCATTTAATATAACAAAAGAGCCTTTAGCGCCTAAAACATCTTTATACGCTACAGATACTTTCTTATTTTTAGCAAAATATAAGCCCCAACCATGTACTTGGTTCCCCTCACCACTACCAATAGCACCTAAATCAAACTTATCAAAATCATACGGTGAACCATGCCATGCGGATTGGTAGTACTGATAATTATGTTTCTTTCTGAGCTTGTCTAAATCTTTTTCATTTGGTATACTATTGTTAAATATAAACTGTTTAGTACCTAGTTGGGCGATTTGTTGCCTGTTGCTGGTTACTAAGCGGTTTATTTTTTTTGTGTTCCAATAAACCAAATTGCCATTGTTCAACTGATTTATGTACCAATTAGCATTGCGTCTCGGAGTTATTGTTTTAATTTTATTAGCTTGCCATGTTTTTTTACGTCCATTAAATACTGTTGTATTTTTAATTACAACTTGAATATTCTCGCCACTAGCATTAATTCCCTGTTTATTATTAGCGTATGCATCCAATACCACAACGTATTCATTAGGAATGACTTGTTTAGTTACTGGATCATAATTCTTAAAAATAGCAATAGGATTAGCGATTTTTTTGGGTAACTGCTTTAATACTTCAACATCCATTTGCCCTACATGTTTCCCATTTAATGCTTTTTTTATTACGCTTGGATTAATATCGATTTCACCAACAGCGTTTACAAGCTGTAATACCATAGGGCTATCCATGAGTTTTACACTCCCAGTAATTGGTTGTCCATTTAAATGATTATCAATTACGTTACTCCACGCTTGTATGTCATTATTCATTATTTGTTGCATTATTACAGATTGTGCATAGCCATCTTCACCATTAAAGATAGCATTCATTTTGATACGCACACTATCACGCAAATAATCCATAGCGGTATAACCACCACGGCCCATTTGTCGCATATATTGTGCCATTACATCCGCATGATGCGCCATGATTAACGCATTAGCTTTTGCCGTTTCACGTTGTTTTCTATCGGTGCTTTCACCAATTGCTTTAACTACTTTGTTATAAACCTCATAGCCACTCTTGGATAATTGCATCCGTAACGCTATATCGTTATCGGCTAATGTGAAAATCTTATCGTGCAAGCGTTCAAGGCTTTCAATTTGTTGTAGCGTATGCTCCATATCAGCATGATGGATATTGCTTTGGTTAAGTGCTTCCGTATTATCAGCAAATGCAGTTTGTGCTTTCGCTACGCTTGAATGAAATGCTGCACGTCTACGTTCTGCATTCGTGCGTGGTGCTTTACCGCCATTGTTAGATTTATAATCAGTTAGCCATTGTGGCTCTACACCACTTGCTGTAGCTTCTTTAATATCATTGTCCATGTTGTCAAAGTCGCTTGCGTAGTTTTCACGATACTCTTGCACTAGATTTTTGTACAAGTTATTGTATGCTTGCTTAACCTGTGTAGGGTTAGTGAATACTTGGTCTAGTACTTCACGATCTACATCGCTTGCATCTTCAAATTCATCACGGATAATGCTTTCTTTAACTCGTTGTGCTTTCTTTTCTGTTGCATCAACTAGGTTATTGTTAAAGGCTTCCACTTCCGCTTTTGCACGTTCAAGTGTTTTCATAGACATACCACCACGAGTAAAGTATGTACTTTCTTCTAGGGCCTTTACAGTTTCTTCCGTCAAGCCACCGCTCAACTGTGCATATTTGCCAATTGGTACTGCTATATCTGCATCCGCCTCGATGCTTTTGGATACTTCCTCTTGTGTTACCAAACCACTATCAATCATATTCTTAATGGCTAATTGCCCCTGTTCGGTTTCTGCCATTTCATTGACATTTACATATGCAGTAGATACACCTACATTATCGCCCTGTGCTTGTACGATTTTTCCGTACAACTCAGGGTTTTCTTTTGCCATTTTGTTTGAAGATGCATCTTGTTTCAATGCTTGCATGATAGCATTACCATTTCTATTTTGTTCCGCCATCACGGCTTGTTGTTGCTGCTCAGGTGTTAACTTTTGAAATTCGTGGAACGCTTTCATAGTGTGAATACCACTCACACCGCCACCGATTGCACCCAAACCAATAACGGCTGGTAGTGCTTGTAGCATCGCACCGCCTGCACCTACTGCCATATCACCTATGGAATATACTCCCTCAGGGTCATTAGTATTGCGGTATAGGTTGTGTTGGAATTTTTCGTTGATGTCTTGCAAGCCCTCTTCGACTAATTCAGAACCGCCAGCCTTAACAGATGCTTTGGCCATTTGTGCAACAGTAGTGCCAATACCCCTATTGAATGTTGCTATCGTATCACTTGTAGCACCTTGTAATACTTTTGACATAACCGCTTTAGGCGCTACTTTACCTACACCTTTAATCATGAAACGTGTAGATGCCATTTCAATACCTGTATCAACTGCAGCATATGTCATAGCGTATTTATAGGCTTCATCATTAGAGTATACTTTATTACCATTTGCATCACGTTTATTAATGAGTTCTAGGTATTTGTTACCAAATGACATTTTGTACATTTCGTATGCCATGTCAGCACCGCCACCCCATTTAGCACCAGTTGCTGCGCCTGCGCCTATACCTACACCATCGGTAGTTAAACCACCAATTACCGCACCGATTGCACCGCCTATGATTGCACCTGTACCGCCTTGTTTACCCATCATGTATGCTTGTGCTGCCGTTTGTCCGAATACTTCTTGTAATGGATTAGTTCCGTCAGGTGTTCGGTAGTTGCGCAAGTTATTTTGCAAGCGTTCCATTTCTGATGTTAATTCGTTAATACGTTCAGGGTCTTTTGTATGTGCCAATTCAAATCCAACATCACCTAACTTCATCTGATCGTTCATAGACCAAATACCTTGTTGAATTGCATCGAATGTAGATTTCGTAGCACGAATTGATTGTAGATTGTTGATTGCTTGTAATTGTTCCGCTTGTGAACCATATTTCACTTTATATAGCTCAGGAAATTCATCGTATATATCTTGTAATACTGCGCCACGTTCAACTCGTCTTGATAAGTAATCAGCACGTTCAAATGCTTTATCATCACCACGCATAATTACATCAGGGTCAATATCTAATACCTTTCCCATTCTAACTGCTTCGTTATAACGTAGGGTATCATTATTGTATAGAAACAATCTATCCGTATTACTAACAACACTTGTAGGAAGTACTTTCTGTAATGACTGTCCTAGCGGTTCTAAACCTTGATATGGATTGTCAGCTTTACCAAACGGATAATATGTGGTTGTACCATCAGCATTAGTTTCTTCCATTGTGCGTGGTGTATTTGCAATAGCCTTAATTGCATTAATAGCATTATCAACTACTTGTGCCGTTGTATCTATCCCTGCACCTATTGCATTACCCACTTCAGTAAAACCGCCAGTAGGTTTAGACTGAACACCAGCACTAGCACTAAAAGATGGTGATGTTTTAACATAGCCATTCTGTACAGCTAGTGCTTCTTGCCGTTCTTGTTCAAGTGTTTGTTTAGCCATTTTTAATCTCCGTTATCGTTATATCTTCTTTGCATGTTGTTATACACGCTTTCGTAAATATCTCTTGTTGAGCCATCTTGATATGTTACACGCACATAATGGTTACCAACAGGTTCAACATGCACAATACCCATTGCTCTATTGCTTGCTGCGCTAATAGGTGCGCTATAATCATCACCATCACCGAAATATGGTTTTTCAGTACTTCGTAATGTTTGTGTTGCCAATGCGCCCTCAAATATATCATGCATTTCCGCTTCTGTAGGCGCTCTGCCGTGTTTGCTTTCAAAGTCAGCTTTACGACTTAACATCTCTTGTTTAACACCATATTCAAAACTTGAGCGCAATGATTTGTCAGCAGGCAACGCACTTTGTATTTCGCTATCATAAGGTGTTAAATCAATTTTGTTGGCCTTTAATCTGTTATCGTTCGCTTCGAGCAACACTCCATCAAAGCCATCATCAACAACTTTATCAGGGTACATTCTCTGTGCGTGTGCTAGTGTTTCTTCGTATGTATGAGTTTCAGCATATTTTTTTAACTCAAACTTTTGTTTTGCATTTAATTTAAGGCCTTTTTCATACATAGAATCAAGTTTAGGTCGCATTGATGCTTCTGTACCGCT